ATTTTTCTTTTTGTCTCCATTCAAAGGTAAGAATAATTCTTTTCTTTTAACCATCTTTTTAGGGTCTTGATGTGGCGCAATATAACTAGTCCACATTATCTCTCTAATCTTTTGCCAATGGTATAAATCAATCCTTTTATATGCAAAAATCCTAATTTGAAATTCTGCCCACGTCATATCGTAAACGAAATCCAAATTAGGACATTTCAACTCTCCAAGGGCAAAAGAAATTACATCTTCGCTCCAGTTTATTTTTTCGTCACCTTTTTTTTTACTTCGGGTTGTTTTGGAACGTCTTTAGTTAAAGATTGAGTAAAAGCTTTAAAAAAGGCTGTAACAACTTCGCTATCTATTCCAACCTCATCAATCCAATCTGAAACATCAAAAGCATCAAATAAAGGATTTTCATTTTTACGTTTAAAACCAAATGCACAACTGTGAAACATAATTAACGGAATCCATTTAAAAGGATTTTCAGCCAATTTAGCATCTATTTCTGTCATTGATATATTTTCAATTTCTAGTAAGTTTCCTAAAAAACCTAATCCAAAATAGAAAACTCTATCTTCTCCCCCAATGTTTAAAGTAATTGACTTCATTAATCGTTTGGATCAGTTAACACTATTGCACCATCCCCGTCTAAAGTAGCAGAAAATGTCGTAACTTCATCACCACTGCCAGCGGTGTCTGATAAGTCAGTAATGTAAGCATCTCCATAATACTTTATAGAAGTAGCGTCTGTAACATCTGTATCTAATTTCCAAACCACTTTGGTTTTTGCCATTTGTAAAGCTAACAACGCATCGTGAGACACTTTAGCAGTATCACCTCCCACAGATGTCGTGTCTATATACTCGCCTTCTGCATCAATGGAATAATTAAATTGCCCTGGGGTTTTCTTAACTACACCCGGGAAGCATTTAGTTGTGCTTTCAATCATTGAAAGGGTAGAGTTCAAACTGTTTGATGTCAAACACGCAATTGGTTTATACGCCGCGCCAGTCCAAATGTAAATAATACTATTTTCTCCTTTTATGCTCATAATTTCTAATGTATTAAATTAATTTTAATTCAAAGATATAAATTTATTTAGACTAAATATAAATAATTTTAATTTTTATTCTAAAGTTAGAATTAAACGGATAAAATTACGATAAACAGTTTGTGTTGATGTGCTAGAATCTAAATTACTAGGATATTCATTTCTTTGGTTTAAAACAGTAAAACCCTCAACTTCTATATTAGCAATTAAATCTTTTACTGTATTTTCCATGTCATCATTTGCTAATCGACTGCCTGTATTACCGTGTCCATTATAAATGCAAACCAAATCTAAAAGAGTTGAAACTTCCCAACGGTGAGCGCATTTATTAGGGTTCAAATCAATTTTATCTTGTGTTGAAATAATAACATATTGCGTTGGGTTTACTTTTCCAGTTACTTGCATATCATAACAAGGATACGTTTCATTTACAGCATCAAATATAGCTTTTCTTACGTGTTTATTTGGATTTACCATATTTCTCTAATACTTTTTTAAGTTTGTCAATATATTCAATTCTGCCTTTTAATAATGCAGGATATAAATAAGGTCTTGCTCTTAAATTTACTTGTTTTATTCCTTTTCCTTTAAATTTGATTGCAACCTCTTTTAATTCCGTTGGTACATCAACTAATCCACCTGTTCCAAATTCTATAAATGGGGCATAGGGTGCTAATATTCCACCAGCTTCGATATTCCAATTATAATCATTTACTTTTTCAGCTTGTATTGATTGTCCTAATTTACCTAAATTAGCGGGAGCGGTTTGTTTAGCGTATTTCTCAATATTACGCGCTACTAATTCAGTAACTCCAGCAATATCTTTTTCAGCTTCTTTTCCATACTTTCGTATATCAGAAATAACGCTATTAATCCCTTTGAGTTGCATATATTTCAATATCAATATTATTTAAATCTACATTTAAAATAGAATCAATATTATAAGTCAATCCGTTGTATTTTATAAAATTATCTTTGATTGATAAATCCAAATCGTAACGGTTTCTAATTGTAAAAATAATTTGAACGAAGTTGTCATTCTGCCCATTTTCATTTAACCTAGACGAACGTTTAGCCGTTAAGTTTGCCCATAAAGACTGTAATAAAGCAGTAGTAACAACGTTTCCACCATAACCATCGGGGGCGGTTGTAGTTTGCCATATTGCTATTGCTTTAGTGTATTTTCTGGCTATCATTATAAAAATCGTCTATTAGCATCAATTGCCTGTAACACACTCAAAGGTATTAATGAGGTATTTTCTTGTTTCTCTGATTCATAAAACCAAACTTTTATAATTTGCAAAGCTGCATCAATTAACTCATTTGGAATGTCGTCTAATAAAATATATCCAATTGTTAAAGTAACTGTATCGTTAACAGTTGGCACAATTGAATACAAAGGTCGTACAGTAGTATCAGTTGGTGCTTCTTGGATAGGAAAATCATACACCTTTACTTGTTGGACCAAAGAACAATCTTTATAATATACTTTTTCTCTAGTTTTAAAAATATGATTTGTTCTCTTTTCTATAAAAGACAAAGAACTATTGATCATACTTGTAATTTCGTCGTCTGTTTCAGTTTGTCCAGAATCGACTTTTAAGTATATTTTTGCCTGTTCTAACGAAATAATATCTAAATAAGTTGTCATTATTTCTTTGGTTTTATTGCCACTACATACCAATCCATCGCTTTTCCTTCTTCGTCCGTTAATTCAATAACGTCATCAATAACATAGTTTTTCTTTTCAGATAACTTAAAAAAAGCCTTTATTACTTTGTATTTTTTCATAACTAAAAATTTAATATTTCAAAGATATAAAAAAAACCGTTTGAATAAACAAACGGTTCTTAAAATTAACCAACCAAAAATTAAAAAACATATACAAATGTAGTTTTATTTTTTCTTTCTCCTGTTAATTGTCTTGATAAATTTTTATAACTATAAATACTATCTTTTACAACGTCTTTTAAACTATCATATATTTTATTATTTGAAGTGTCTAATACTTTTTTAGCTCGGTTTGCTTCACCCCCTCTTTTTCCATAATGGAAACATTTTTTTCCTTTATGTCTTATTTGTAAACCTGTTTTTAATGCGTGATTTGTATTCTCTTTAGCAGTTACCCATTCTAAATTATCAATTCTATTATTTAATTTATTGCCGTCTTTATGATTAATATATGGTTTATTTTCAGGATTGAGTATAAACGCTAAAGCAATTAAACGATGTGAAGATTTTATTTTACTTCCCAATAACATTACAAACAAATATCTATGCTCATACTGTTTTAGTATTATTCCGTTTCTTCTAAAATTACCTAAATTACTAACTTCTAAATCTTCAATATTTTTCCAATTTTCCATAATGTAAAAACCACCATATCAAAAGGTCGTCGTCTTTATCAATGGTGGAATTTTATAATATTTTTATTGTAGCGACGACTCTACAAATACAAATATACAAAAAAGCTCCCAATAATGAGAGCTTTTTATTAATTATTATTTGTAAGAATTTACACAGATGTAAAATCTCCGTAAACAATAGCAAGAGGTTGTTCCACGGCTAAACCAACTTGAGATTCAATACGTGCTGTAATGTTATTTGTTACAAAGTTAGTTCCTTCAGTTTCGCTAAATTCCAAAGAAAGTCCTTCAGTAACAATTTTATTTATACGGGACCAATCACCAACGTAATACTTGTTAGCAGCTAACCAATTCGCTTTGTAAATTGGAATACCGTTAATTCTCAATTGCCCACCTTCTAAAGTTACAATTCCTGGTAATCCATATCCTGCACCAGTAGATTTTTCAGTTTTCAAAATATCCCAATAATCGGCAGGTCTTACAACAATACCATTAACAGTATAGTTCAATCCTTCTTGAGTTGCGATTTCATTCAAAAGCATTTCAATTTTGTTTTTGCTAGTAATGATTTGAGCAGATGCAGTAGCGGCAGCAGCTAAAACAGTATTGAAAATTGAATTTTCAGCAATTGCGTAATCACGTCTCAAAGCATTTGGAATGAATGAGGTTAAGAAAGGCAAGTTGTTAGCCATTTTTTTGCTGTAACGTGTGAATCCAGCAATAAAGTTAGTGGCCAAATCTACCATTGTGAAATCGTAATCTCTTTGAGATTTTGAGCTACCTTCAGTTTGTGCAGAAATTGAACCTTCGCCAGCACCTTCGCGTGGATATGTATAAGTACCTCCTTCAATGTTAACACTTCCAACAAGGTCAGAAACATTAATTAATTGACCTGGTATCATTACAACATCGTTGTTGTAAGTTCTAGGAGCGTCACCTGAAACATTTGATAAAGTCATATTACCAACTGTCTTAACTTGCAAAGCATTTCCTTTGCGAACATTAGCAATTCCTTCAAAGTTGTCTTTGATTGACTTTACTAAAGAATCTTCATTTTTAGTTTCAGATTGTTTTTCTTGCAATTTCACATCCAATTTGTCTGCGTGATCCTGAACTAATTTCAAGTTAGTAGTAAATTTAGCTTCGATTGCTTCGGTAGCAGTTTTTAATTCAGCTTCAAATTGTGTTTTATTTGATGCAGAAAGTTTAGTTTCAAAAGCATCGATTGCGCTTTTTACTTCTTGAGCAGTTTTAGTTTCCAAACCGCTTTTAATTTGTGCCAATTCGGCTAATAATTTCTCGTCCATTTTATTTAAGGATTAAAGAGTTTTTAAATAATTTTAAAGTTTCCAATGTAGCAATCGGCTCTAAATTCAAAGTGTCAGTTTCTGACGGCTCTTTATCGAGTGATTTTAATAATGTTTCAATTTGTCTTAGTCTTTCATCTGAATAAGGCAAGTCATAAGATTTTTGTATTAATTCCATTAAACCGTAATGGCTTTTAATAGATTTTATGTCCTGAACAGTTGATAATTGATTTGCCCCCCAACTGGACAAAAAAGAATACTCCATTAACTTGTATTCTTTGATAATGCTTTTGTCTTTTTGGTCACGTTGCATTACTTTATAACCAATAGATAGTTCAGCATTAAGCCCACTATCGTGCATTAGTCTAATATCACTAAACATATCACGACCTAAATCTTTGCTTAAATTAAATTGCGAAGTGGTCAATAATCCGTAAGAATCTTTTGTGTTAATTGATAAAGGAACCCCAATCATCATGGTTGGATTGTGGTCCTTTAAAACACGAATCCGTTTAAAATTCTCGGTTACTGTTTTGTCAAATGAACCTGGGGCGGAAATATCACCGTCAGAATCTTTGAAGTTGTAAGTATTGGCATAAGCCGTTACAATTCCCTTAGTTTCGTCTAATTCTTTGAGGTCGTATGATAATTGTTTAAATTCCATAATACAAATATATTACTTATTTTTAATTAGTCTAAATAAATTTAATTTATTTTTCGTATTGGTAATCCGTCCGCATCTTCTTTTATTGTAAATACTACTTTACATCGACAATTTATAGTATTTCCAGCTTTTCCTTTTGGGTCACCCGGATATTCAATATCTTCGCCACCCACAAAAAACATCCCATATTCTGAAACCACTTGGCCGTTCATGTCTAAATGGTCAAACTTTGACTTTGGAGAGCGACGTGTTCTATTGTCTTGTACGCTTATCCAAGTTTTTTCTAAAACAAAATCTGAACTATGTGCAGCTAAAACAGTTGCTAAATTAGTAGCAGTTGTTGTTTCAGTTCTTGCAATTCGTAATGCTTGGTCCTTGAATAATCCAAACTTTGACTGTAAATTTCGTGTTATTTCGGCCACTGATATATTATTATCGTAACCGTCTGAAATAACTTTTATAATACTTTCAATCAATGTAGAATGAACTGAAACAATTCGATAACCTGCATTTGAATTAAGCCATAAATCTAAAATACTTGCAAAATCAATATCTGATTTTATACTCTTTTTTATTCTTTTGAATTGTGGCAGTCCTAAAGTAACATAAATTTCTTTATACATTTCTTTGATTTGACTTTCTGTTACGTTTGCATAAATCAAAGATTGGTATGTTAATTTAGCCATATTATTGAAAGGAATATTATTAATTATCTTAATAAAATTACGTCTTACAATTCTATAAGCCTGTACTTCTTGCCTATACCGTAGCTTGTCCATTATCTAACATGGTGTTAAGTGATGGGTCATTTATATTTACAATTCCGTTTGGAATATAAATTTCATTCATCATTTCGTCATCAATCTCTTCATAGTTGAACACTTCCCGTCTTTCATTCAATGTTAAAGGAACTGAATTAACCCATTTAGACATTGTTTCCATATCTGTTTGCATTTCTGGAAGTTCCGATATATCCCATTCTATTTCCGCATCTTCATAACCTTTGAATTTACGTATAAATTCTAAGTTAAGATATTCGGCTAACAAATCTAAATCAGGTTTAATATTATCGGTTATTACACGTTTACGGGCTTCATTCATTGTATCAACTCCAAATCCTGACCCGTTCTTTTCTTCGTTTAATAGATCCACATTCCAATTCAAACAGTTTGCAAGTGTACGTCTATCATAACTCAAATAATCAAAAGGCTTAAGTTCATCAGTTGTTAATGAAATTCGTGTAAAACCTACATCGTGTGAAGCTCCAGCTATATTAGACAATCTTGCTGGGTTATTGTCCATTTCGACAAGTCTTTCTTTTAAAGATTGTCCTTGCTCGTATGTTAATGGTGTGCCTCCGCTTCCAGCATGAATAAAACCATAAACGCCACTGTTAAGCATTGTTTTAGTATTATTATCAATAGCATTATTGGAACTATTAATATTTCGTATTGCTGCCATTAGCTCAGAATAACCGTAAAGGTGTGACCCTGAATTGTCATAAAATGGGTTAGGTCTTTTGATATGTATTATATTTTCAGCAGGAAATTTAACAAATTGATTACCCTGCTCCATTATAAAATAATCAATAGGATTTTCAATGCTAATTAAGTTGGCATTTTTCTTTAAAACAATCTGCATCCAATGAGATGGCAAAATATAAAGCTGTACCGGCTTACCGGTATTCATTCCGTCTGATACTGTTTGTTTATATAAATAAACATTTCCACAAACTTTTAAATATAGTTTATATAAGAAAAATATATCATTCCATGATTGGTTGATATTTGGACGTTCCAACGGCATAGGTAGTTCAGTATCCGTTTCGTATGCTTTCTTTTTGAGTTTATTTATTACTAACTTTTGTTGAAATGTGGGATTATTAGGGAATGATTTTAGTTTTTTTAAAGCATCTTCATCTTCGATTTTCTTAATGCAGTATGGTACTGCTGTAGTTTTTGATGCTTGTTGGTTTACAATTGCATTTACATCAGGATTATTTCCATAACCTTGCGTAATTAACACTTCTAAAGTACGGTTATATGTTGAGGTTAGGCCACCAACTAGTTTATAAATACTTTCGTTAAATAAATTTTTATTTTGATTTGTGAGCGCATCCCACGCTAAAGCTATACGATTTTTTGCCATTATAAAAGAATTTTATTCAAAGATATA